ATGTAATAATTGGGGTAGTGATAAACCAAAAGAACTTATTAAAGTTGATGGGAAAAATTACGAATTATTAAAACAAAAAATTGATACTATTTTTATAGACCGTACCAAAGTAAAATATGTTAGAGGTAATGATATTTACCACGAAACTATTGTTGAAAAAGAAAAAAGAATAGAAGTTCCCGTATATACAAAAGGAGATACAGTTAGAATAGTTCAATCATATAACCAAAAAGTTTTGTATAAAGATAAATTAGTTTTAGATAATGATTTGGGAACAATTGACCTTACAGATACTTTATACCAAAATAAAATACTAGGTAGAAAGTGGAATGCTACGATTAAAGAAAGAACAATTACTGATACAAAGATAGTGAAAGAACTACCCAAAAATCAAGTATATGTTGGTATAAACGGAGCGTTAGATAAAGTAAATTTTGGAAATTCAATTGGTGCAGGTGTAATCCTAAAAACAAAAACAGATAAATTATACCAATTAAATCTTGGTATATCCAATCAACAATCAAATACTGGTGGAAACCAAGTAATTCCATATGTAGGTGGTGGTGTATATTGGAAAATCCGTATTAAAAAATAGGTAAGGCATTATGGCCGCAAATCAAACAAAATCACTGCAAGATGCAGTAAAAGAACAATACAGAAAATGTGCGCAGGACCCTGTCTATTTTATGCGTAAGTATTGTAAAATTCAACACCCAACTCGTGGGAAAATAGCATTTGATTTATACGATTTTCAAGAAGGAGTTTTAAATGATTTCAAAGATAATCGTTTTAATGTTGTTCTAAAATCACGTCAATTAGGTATATCTACATTAGTAGCTGGATATTCTTTATGGAAAATGATATTCAACGATGACTTTAACGTGTTGGTTATTGCAACAAAACAAGAGGTTGCAAAGAATTTGGTATTAAAGGTTAGAGTAATGAACCAATTTCTACCAGTATGGTTGAGAGTACAAGAATCGGAAGATAATAAATTATCTTTAAGATTAAAGAATGGTTCACAAATTAAAGCAATTTCATCTAAACCTGATGCAGGACGTTCGGAAGCCTTATCACTATTAGTATTTGATGAGGCAGCCTTTATTGATTATATTGAAGAGATTTGGACATCGGCACAATCTACTCTATCAACGGGTGGTAGTTGTATCGCATTATCTACACCAAATGGTATTGGTAACTGGTTTCATCAAGTATGGGTAGGTGCAGAAAATGGTGAGAACTTATTTCATCCAATTAAACTCCATTGGACAGTTCACCCTGAAAGAGATATTAGTTGGAGAGAAGAACAAGAAAAACAATTAGGGCAAAAGGGAGCAGCACAAGAATGTGATTGTGATTTTATCAGTTCTGGAGCAACGGTAATTTCACCGGAGTTATTAGTTAAATATACCGAAGCATATGTAAAAGACCCAATGTATAAGCGTGGCTTTGATAATAACTTATGGGTTTGGGAAGACCCTAATTATTCAAAAAGTTATATAGTAACGGCTGACGTTGCTCGTGGGGATGGAGAAGATTATTCTACCTGCCACGTAATAGATGCGGAGAATTGTGAACAAGTTGCAGAATACAAAGGAAAGATAGAACCAAAAGATTTTGGTAATTTCCTAACCAATTTAGCAACCGAATACAACGATGCTTTACTAATCATTGATAATGCATCAATTGGTTGGACAACAATTCAACAATGTTTAGATAGAAACTACAAAAATCTATTCTGGTCTAACAGAGATGTTAAGTATGTAGATATTGATACTCAATTTACTAATAAGTTTTACAGAGATGAAAAACAAATGGTGCCAGGATTTAGTATATCATCTAAAACTCGTCCGTTAGTAATATCAAAGATAGACACTTATATGAGAGATATGAGTGTTATTATTCGTAGTAAGAGAACAATAGATGAGTTCTTTACATTTATTTGGAATAATGGTAGAGCAGAAGCAGCAAGAGGATATAATGATGACTTGGTGATGGCATTGGGAATGGGATTGTGGATTAGAGATACTGCATTGCGTTTAAGACAAGAGGGTATTGATTTGACAAGACGTTCTATTGATGGGTTTGTTCAAACATCGTATGATAGTTTATACACACCTGGTCAATTTGGTGATGACCCATACAAAATGCAAACAGGTAAAAATGATGAGTTTGAGGATTTACGATGGTTGTTACGATAGGTTAAACTGAATTTCTTTATATTTATATATTGTATATGTTAAATACTATGAAACTACGAGATTTACTTAAAGAAGAATCGCCTTGTTGGAAAGGATACCAGCAGATTGGAATGAAAGATAAGGGTGGAAAACAAGTTCCAAATTGTGTTCCTATTGATGAAAATAGTAACCAAGCAATAGAGTGTGAAGAATGCGGATGGGAATGGGATTTAGCAGATGGTGGAAAAACTCCATATGTTTGTCATAAATGTGGACACGATAATACGGAAGATTACGATGAGTTAGATGTTGAAGATGATGATAAACAAGATTTCATCAAATATTTAAAAGGATATATAAACACATTGAAAGAAGCTAATTGTAATTGTGTATTTGAGGCTGAATATCAAGGTAGAGATGTGAAATTGGGTAAACCAATGCAGGGTGATGTTAAAAAGTTCAAAGTATATGTAAAAAACCCAAAGACTGGGAAAGTTATTAAAGTGAATTTTGGACAAAAGGGAATGGTAATTAAAAAGAACAACCCAGAAAGGAGAAAATCTTTTAGAGCACGAATGAATTGTGATAATCCTGGCCCAAGAACAAAAGCAAACTATTGGTCTTGCAGAAAGTGGTAAAATAAAAATAATAAAGGTTATATAATTAAACAAACAGAAATAAATGGCAACAGATAAATCATTTTTTGGTAGATTAGGTAAATTATTCTCCACATCGGTAATCGTAAGAAAGCAAGGGAATAAATTAAAGGTAATTGATTACGATGAAACGCAAGCAATCGCCACTAACCTACGTGATAGGTATATGAGATTACACTCATCGGCAATGAATAATACCTTTGAGAACTATCTTGCTTACCAACAAATACGTCAAGAACTTTTTAGAGATTATGATGCAATGGATTCTGACCCAATCATTGGTGCAGCGTTAGATATTTACGCAGAAGAGTCTACATCTAAAAATGAATATGGTAGAGTATTAGAAGTAAAAACAAATAACGAACAAATAAAATCAATATTAGAAAACTTATTCTATGATATTATAAATGTTGAATTTAATTTATTCCCGTGGGTTCGTAATTTAGTTAAATACGGTGACCATTTTTTACATATTGAGATTGCACAAGAATTAGGAGTTGTAGGCATTCAACCACTTTCAGTTTATGAGATTACTCGTGTTGAAGGATACGACCCAAACAATTGGCAATCGGTTAAATTCATACACACTCCATTAGCAACTAAATCACTTTATGTAGCTGGACAAAAAACAGAATACGAAAATTATGAGATTGCTCACTTTCGTATGTTGACAGATACTAACTATTTGCCATATGGTAAATCTATGTTAGAGAGTGCAAGAAGATTGTGGAAACAAATTAGTTTAATGGAAGATGCGATGATTATACATCGTATCAGTAGAGCACCACAAAAGCGTGTATATAAAATTGATGTAGGTAATATCCCTACAAACGAAATTGATAATTACATTCAGCGTATTATCAATAAATCTAAAAAAACTCCATTAGTAAATCCAGATACAGGTGAATACAACTTAAAGTATAACATCCAAAATCTAATGGAAGATTTCTACTTGCCAGTTCGTGGTAATGATAGTGGAACATCTATTGAGAATTTAGAAGGATTAGAGTATGCTCCTATTGATGATATTAACTACTTAAAAGATAAAATGTTTGCGGCATTAAAAATACCAAAACAACATTTAGGATTTTTGGAAGATGGTAATTCAAAAGCTACATTGGCAGCTATGGATATGAGATTTGCCAAAACAATCGAAAGAGTTCAAAGAATTGTAACGTCTGAATTAGAAAAGATAGCAATCATTCACCTATACTCACAAGGTATTGAAGATGAAACATTAGCTGATTTTGAATTAAATTTAACTATTCCATATGTAATCTACGAACAATCCAAAGTTGAATTATGGTCCGCAAAAGTAGATTTGGCTAGAACGATGGGCGAATTGAAATTAATTTCAAAAGAGTGGATGTATAAAAATGTATTCAACTTTAGTGATGATGATATTGATGAGATGAAGGTTGGTTTAATAAAAGATGCTAAAAACGCATTTATTTTAAATAATTTAGAAACAACTGGAACTCCAAAAGGTCAACAAGAGCAAGGTGGTATGATGGCTGGACAACCTGAAAAAGGTAGTGAAGAAGAACCTGCTGAAGAACCAGAAGATGAGTTCCCATCTGGTGAACCATTGGATGTTGAAAAAACTATACAAGATTTAAAAACAAAGTTAGGTCAATCACCAAACGAAAACAAAAGAGCAGGAAGGCCGCGTGATGCAAGTCGCTTTGGTAAAGATGAC